CTACCTTTTTTTGTTCAGAAAAGATAAGCATAGGTTGCATTTGAAGACTTGCTTTACCACTTGAGTTCATTCCGATTCCAAGCACACATGGATTTTCGATTGAAATTAAATCACCACTACGTTCTGTGATGTTACCAACAATTTCTTCACCAGTGCTTAATTTTAAAATTCTAAGTTCATTTTGCATAATATATCTCCATAATTAAAAATGGGTGCCATTGCGGCACCCATGGTGTTATTTAAAACGTTCTGCTTTGTGTTTCTTTGCATCTTGAATTGCTTCAAGAATTGCCATGAAGAATTTTTTTACTGATTTCATAACATATCATCCTCAGTCAAAAATTGCTTAGTAGATTTTTTAGTTTTAGATTCAGCATCTTTAACTTCAATCTTCTTAGGCTTCTTGTGTTCTGGAATGATTCGTTCCAAAGCAATCTTCAACATGCCATTAATCAAAGCGGCATCTTGAATTTCGATTTGGTCATCAAGTGCAAATGTGCGAGTGAACGCACGATTAGCAATTCCTCTGAACAAGAAATTATCTCCATCATCTTTTGTATTGCCAGCAACAATTAATTTGTTGTCTTCAAAAGTGATATCGATTTCTTGTTTACCAAAACCAGCAACAGCAATTTCAATGACGTAAGTATTGTCACCAGTCTTGCGAATGTTGTAAGGTGGGTAGTTAGGAATGTTCTTAGTCACATCATCATGTATTTTTGCTAGACGATTGAATTGGTCATCAAAGCCAACAAAAAATTTATCAAAGTCTTTGAAACCTGGACCGCCAAAGATAGCGGGTAGTGGTGTGTGTCCCATTTTGTATCTCCTCTTACTTATTTTTTGAAAACGCTTTTTTAGCGTCAAAAGTATATGCAGAAAGTCCAAGAGTTGTAAAAAACTTATTGACTTCTACTGCAACAGCTTTTGCGTAAAGTGTTTGCGCTTCAATGAAAGTATTGAGGGGTTTTGCAAGTTCTTCATTCTTGACGAATGTTTTGACGAATTGCGTTTTTGCGTCTTGAAATGAATCAATAGCTGTGTTTATGTTTTGTAACATAGTTTTCTCCTATTAAGCGAGTTTAAAAATTTGATACCCCGAAGGCGTATCATTAAAATCCTGCTTACTGAATACAGGGGTACCATAACGTTGTACCAGCGTTAGACGCTCCTAAGGTAGAAGAGCCATTAACGTTCCCATCCCTGAGATACGTTTATTTATAACAGATTAAGCCTGTCCAACCATTCTGCGTGAAACAAAATATGTTGTGTTACCTTCTGTGTTCGTTGCTGTACGAACTTTGTAGCCGTACTGACGCAAATCGCTCATACGGGCACGAAGGTTTTTAACGCCAAACAAAGACCTTGCTTGTGGTGCAGAGATTCCACGACCAGTACCACGCAAGTACGATACCAAGAGTTCTGTCTGTGTTTTGCTAGAATTTACAAATGCCATTTTAAATACCTCATCAATTAATGATAAAAAAATTACTAAGAATTATTTCTTAGCTTCTGGTTTAGCTTCCGCTTTATTAGCTTCTGCTTTTTTAGCCTCTGCTTTTTCGGCTTTCTCTTTTGGAGTAATCACTTTGGGACGTGGTTTATCTTTAGAGTCTGCTGTAGGGGCAGGTGCTGGTGCTGTTGTTGCAGGTTTGTCAGCAGGTTTCTTTTCTGCTGGTTTGTCTGCCGCAACGGCAACTAGGGAGAGAGTAGTCAATGCTACTGCTGTCAATGCTTTAATAGATTTCATATAGTTTCCTAATTTGTCTTGAGATAACATTATCTCATAATATATAACGTTTGTCAAGTGCTTAACGTTGACTGGTTGACTGGTAATCATCTTCTCTCTTTTTAGTTCCAATATTATATTTGGCAGTTAAGAGCCATTCATTTTTTTCTTTATAAGATATGATTTTGATTTGAGACAATGGTGCTACAGGTTCTTCAACATTTGTTGCTTTAGGAACAATTTCAATTAATCCCCATTCGGCCAATAGCTTTGCAATTGTGTTTCTTCTCGCTAAATCGTTCTCTTCAAAGTCTGTTGGTTTGCCATCTAATGCAAATAACTCTTTAAAATGTACAATATAATATTTACCTTTTTTGTGTAGAATATGACATGATTGGTATAGAGTTTTATCTTTTCTAGATGCTACACCTATTCTTGTTAATGTTTCTTTCACTTTAAGAAAATCGTCTTCCTGTTTTAATCTTACTTCAAGTAAGTCTTCAATGTTCACCGCCATTCTTTTTCTCCTTAGACTTCAAGCCACCTTTTTCTAATTTTTGTCGCATGATTTTAAGCTGGTCAGAGGTTATGAGATTTTGCACTTGTTTAGCTTTAGCATAACTATAGCCAAAATATTCTGAAATCACATTAATGTCCTCAACTATTTCATTCTTAAACCACTTACTGAAGCGTTTTCGTGGTCTAATGGTATTTAGCAAATACAAAAATTGAGGTTTATTTTCGAGTAAATGGCGACCATTCATCTCGTTTGCATAGAGTACGGTGTCTGAGAAGTAAGATAGTCCTTTATTAACGATGTACGCATTGTACGTTTTTTCAGCAAGTTCATCATTGTCGGTGCCAACCATCAAGTTTTCTTTTGATTGATTGATAGCATTTAGATATTCAAATGGTGTCATATTAATACTTTGATGTAGTGTACTTCATCATTTCATTAATGACAGAATCTTCTACTTTAAACATTGGAATTACTGCGTCTTGTTCAATAGGCACTAATACCATTTCATCAATCCATCCATTTGATCGTGTGATGTTTCTAACTTTACATTTGAAATTGTTTTCGATACGAAACAACCAACCACTCCATCTATAATTATATTTGGGAGCAGGAATAGTAACAAAATAAAATTCATCAACACTTCTACATTTTGTCAACTGACTTTTCTTGAATGCAATTGCACCTTCAGTAATAAATGGTGTGCCGACTTTGACTTCAACAGTCTTGCCATCAGCCAATAAATCTTTTTCAGAATCAAAGTTGTCTAATGAGAATTCAACTTTTCGATTTTTAGCAAGATAGTTGCCTACATATTTCTCACCAATCTTACCAAGAATTTCAATATTCTGTTCTTTTGTCAATACTGTTTTCATCATTTAAACTCACAGTCAACCATCACTTCAGTTAAGAAAGCGACAAAGTTAATTTCTTGGTCAACGACAAATGCAGACTTGTATTGATAGTCAGCAAGCAATAGAACCATACGTGGAACAGAATCGGGCTTCAAGCATTCATTGCTGTTATCAAACATTCGTTTGAATATAACCGATGGTTCATTGTCTAGATTATCTGCAACCCACTTACGCATACCTGTGAAGTCTTTTGCTTTCAATCTTTCAACTAATGTCTTGAAATTGTCACTTGAGATATTTGCAAGAATTCCAGTATCAATCTTACCTGTAGCAGAGTAGCGTTGCAGTTCATTAAGAACACGGCGCCAATCAGGAAAGTGTTTCATAATAAGTTCAGCAACAACCTTCTCTTCAAACTCTACGTTTTCTTTTTGTAGAATGCCAGTCATACGTTTCATAAAACGACCAGCAAGTTTTGGTTTGTCTGCGGCGTTTATCTTAAATTGTACAACAGAACATCGGCTGTGAAGTGGGGCGATGATACGATTAAGAAAGTTGCAAGTAAGGATAAAACCACAGTTAGCAGAAAACTCTTCCATGAAGTTCCGTAATGCGGGTTGAGTAGATTGCGGATTAAGATAATCAGCTTCGTCAAGAATAACATATTTGCGACCACCAGAGAATGATACAGTTGAGGCAAAGTTTTTAATTTCATTGCGTAGGGTATCAATGTTGCCATTCATCGATCCGTTAATAACAATATAATTACATCCAAGTTCTTCAAGCATAGCCTTGGCGATAGTAGTTTTACCAACGCCAGGACCACCAGTAAGAATTAGATTGGGAACGTTCTTTTGCTCAACGAATTGTTGGAACGTAGCCTTTAAGTCTGCTGGAAGAATTGTATCTTCAACAGTTTTTGGTCGATACTTTTCGACCCACAAGAAATCTTGTAGCATGTGTTCACCTTATCATAACATAAAAATATATTCTAACACATTGCATGTTAGAATGCAAGCGAGTGTTACTTAGCCACACTCTCATAAAGAGACTCAACATCATCTTGTTCTTGTTGAACTTCGGTGAAGTTTTGTTTGTGATAAATCTTTGCAAGTTTGCGAGTGTACTTTTTAGGCAACTCAAATTTATCTTCCACGCTAGTAAGAATGTCTTTAATCAAATCACGTTCTGCTTCAATGCGAGTGAGTGAGTTTGAAATTTCAACAAGTGCATCCAGAATCTTTTTACGATCTTCTGGAGAAGACGGAACAATCACGTTACTCATAATATTAACCTTCGTACTTAGAGCCAGCTTCAGTAGCAATCCAATATTCAATTTGGTCTGTCACATGTTTGAAGTGTGAGATACCTTTAGATGAAATTGCAACATCATAATTACCAGGCACCATCTTGAGATTTTCTGTATTGAAAATCATTTTGAAATTAGATGAAGTTTCACCAACTTTAATTGAGAAAGTATCTGTGTCTGCATTCTTAACATCAAGTGCAGAGATAGAGATTTCACTGCCATCGCCAACAACTGCAATGTTTGGAAGACCTAAGATGCCAGACATTTTCAATACTTGATTCATATCGTCTTTTGTCAGTCTAAAATTCACTTCGGAGTTTTCAATCTTTAACTCTTTTGCAGGCGGTGCTACAATCATAGACTCATCTGCAAGTCCGTATATAGTTTTAGATGTGCCAGATTTAACTGTAAGATTATTTGCATCAGTATTGATAACAATCTCAGGATCAGTTAAAGAACTGCAAAGAGAAAGAAACCTATTCAGATCATAGATAACAAAATCTTTTTCAAAGTTTTCTGTTACTGTAGCTTTACCGAGTACGTTCTGTCCTTTAGAGATAGTTCGTACTACGGAGCCTTCTTTGAATTGCATACCAGCATTAATGGTAGCAAAGT